TTGATCTAGCTAACCTATCAAATAAACCGATCAGATCTTATATGCGATCTTCTGCTTACCTGATCAAGAACAAAGCACAAGAAGTAGCCCCAGTTGATACAGGTGCGCTAAAAAGATCTATTAGATCGACACAGATCAAAAGCAGGGGAAGACTTCCGCAAAGAATACAAGTCAGATCAGATAGTCCGAAGTCGAAGTACGTTCATGGGGATCCTAAAAAGAATGGTCGATTAAAACTTAGTGAGCCTTTCACTAGATCTAAACCCCACTTCCCGCCAGTTAGAAAGTTGCGTGGTTGGGCTGAAAGAAAGCTAGGAAATGCAGATCTAGCTTACGCAGTAGCACGATCAATAGCAGAGAAGGGAACACCGCTTGTACCTTATTTATTGATTGCTGAAAGAGATACCAAGACAGAAAGAAAAGCACTCTTAATAGATCTAAGTAACGACATAGAAAAACAATTCAAAAAAATAAAATAAAAAAAATAAAGTTTTTTTCAAAAAAAGGGCAGATCTTTAAAAAATCGATGTATTAGATATATATATAGAGAAAAATTCTCAAAAAGGGGATTTAGTAAATTAAGGAAATAAAATGCTAAAAATATACGACACGGAAAATCAAGGAAGGGAAATAACTATCTTCAAAGAAATTGAAGTCAAGTTAGAAAAGTTACTACAAGAATGGTTTTTATATTCTTGTAATGAAACTTTTACAAGATTAGCTAACGACAAATATAAACAAATAGTTCCATTATTCAAGATAGCCCGCCCTTACTATCCTGAACTTATTAATATAAAAAGGTATGCAGACTTTATGTCAGGAAAATGCACAACTATTGACCTGACTGAAGACGAAGTAATAACTAAAATTGATCAGCTTGTATCTAAGTAAATGGAACTAGGCTGAAAGGAAGGGAAGTGTAAAAACTTCCCTTTTCTTTTTATAAATCAAAAAAGGTACTTGCATTATATTTAATCTTCGATTAAGATACTTAGTATAAGTAAAAACATAAAGGGGAAAAAATGAAATACTACAAAATCGGATTAGACAACATCAACGGTGTCAATGAATATTACGATATTGACGCAGTCACAGAGTGGAAAACAGTTAATTGGCTTAATACATATTTAACCAATAAAGGTTGGGACTTTAGTGATCTTGTTGATAAAAAAGTTTACGTTGATCAATTTAATAGTGGGCTAGGAAAAAGAAAAGTCATGGACATTAATATTAGTGTCGCTGATTTTGGAATGATTAAGATCGACACAACTACCAGTTGGGGATCTAAATCTTCATGGGCGCATGATCCAAAGACTGGACAACGTACAGAGTGGGGCAACGATGTACATGAAGACTGGATCGCTGAAGATGTAGAAAAAGATTTACAAGACAAGATCAGAAGACTAGAAAGGCTAAACAAATGAACTGGGGTGTTATTGTACTTGAAGATGATCACGTAAAGCGTGATATAAAAAATCATTGTCCTAGTGGCGAAACTAAAACTACTTGTGATGTTTCTGTTATTAATACAAGATCAGGACTTCGGATTACAACTTGTAAACCTTGTAGCGTAAAACGTTTCGCAGATCGTGGGAACGGTTGTTATACAGTATTCTATAACTCATTAGATCTACCGTCAGCCGAAAGGGTTGTCGTAAGATCCGTGCCGTTTAGGTTATAGATAATAAAAAAAGAAAGGGAAATAAAATGAAGGGACTAGCAGGATCAAGAGATCACGCAGAAGAAAGAAGACAGGATAAGTTTATTGAGCTTGGGGAAAGAAGGATCAGAAACGCAACTAAGCAGTTAGAGTTAATTGGAAACTTAGGTAATCCTAATTTTTATAGTTCTACTGATGAACAGAAAGAACAGATTAGATTACATTTAGAAAAAACATTAAATCATCAATTAGACAGACTATTTAATTACAAGCCGACTAGAAAGGCTTTTAGTTTTGATCTACCGATCGACGACTATGATACAGAATTTGAAGAAGAATGAAACGCATACTATTAGATCTTCAGACTTTCTTTCAGGGCGGATTGTCCGAAGATCTAAAGTCATGGATCCAAAGAGATCTAAATAAAAGAGTTAAGATATTATATTCAATAGAAGGAACTATTGATCTGATCATAGAAGGAAAATCAGTTGAACAATGTGATCAGATCTTTAGATCTAAACTTCAGGATCTTAAAGATCAAGTAACGCAGATAGATCATACAGAAATCTACAAGACTATCGAAGGATCTTAGTCTATGCTATCATCTAGTCATGGCGACTTTAACACAAATAAGATCGGGAATAGCGACGAACATATCAGATAACATAACTATAGTTTCTGTTTATGCTTATGTCCCGCATAGAGCAGAGCCACCAATAGTCATAGTAGGCGTTTTAGATACACTTGAATACGATACAACAATGGCTAGGGGATCTGATAAGTATTTAATCCCTGTTAGACTTTATGTAGCTAACGTGGACGATCAAGACAGCCAAGAAACCTTAGATCAGTTTATTAAAACTTCAGGATCTAATTCTATGAAATCCGCAATAGAAAGCGATAGAACATTGGGTGGCGTGGCGTCTTCTGTTAGAGTTACAGAAGTAAGAGATTACGGCGCTTTTGAGTTAAATAATACTGACTTACTTGGCGTGGAATTTCTAGTAGAAGTGATAGGATAAAGGTATGTATATAGCTACAGTAAATTTAAAAATTAATAATAAAGAAATAAAAGCAGGCGAAGTCATAGACAAGAAACCTGCTAAATGGTTATTAGATCAAGAAATAGTAATTAAAGTTGATAAAAAGAAATATCAAGAACAAGTAATGGAAGAATTAGGAAAGACAGAAGAAGAATAGTAACATGGGCTATGGAAACACACGATCAGGATCAGGATCATCAAGAAGAAGATCTAGATCAGGATCATCAAGAAGAAGGAATAGAAGATGAATAATTGTTGTGGGGCTTGTCCCGATACGTGTAAAGGTGGTAACTAATGGCTTTTAAACACGGTAAAGATACAAAAGTTTTTTTAAACAGCACAGAGATTAGCAGTTTCTTAAATAGCGCAGACGCTACAAGAACAGCAGACGTCGCAGAAAGTACAACTTTCGGTAAGTCCGCTAAAACATATATTGCAGGATCTAAAGACGGTACAATTTCTTTAGCAGGTTTTTATGACGCTACTTCTGACGGTGTAATAGCACCAAACTTAGGAACATCAGATCAAGAATTAGTTATAGGCTTAGACGGCTTAGACGCTTTAGATAATACAGCTTTCGGAAAAGGTAACTTCACTAACTACGGGATTTCAAGTCCTGTAGGGGATATAGTTGCTTTTAGTGCCGACTTTCAGTCAGACGAAGGGATCTTTAATGGAACAGTTCTAGAAAATGCAACTGTTACAGCAACAGGATCAGGCACAGCAAGAGATAACACAACCAGTACAACTAACGGTGGTGGCGCGTTCATCATTGTTACTTCTGCTAGTGGAACTGCACCAACAATAGACGCTAAAATTACGCATAGTGCCGATGACAGTACTTATGCTGATTTAGTAACATTTACCCAAGCAACGACAGCAACGTCCGAAGTTAAAGTCGTGGCTAAAGGTACAACAGTAAATAGATATCTGAAGGTTGAATATACATTGACAGGGACTTCCCCTAGTTTTGATGTTATAATCGGCTTTGGACGTAATAACTAAGAAAGGATAAAGAATGGCTTTCGTACATGGAAAAGACAGCGTATTCAAACTGGATAATTCAGGCGGATCGCTTACAGATATATCAGCTTATGTAAATAATGTTGATTTTCCTGAAACCGTTGATATTGCAGAAACTACAGTTCTTGGAAAAGACAATAAAACATATATTGTTGGACTAAAGGACGCAACACTTTCCCTAAGTGGACTTTGGGACAGTACAGCAGACGCAATATTCGGCGCAGTATTAGGACAATCAGCTACATTAAGTTTTGAATATTCCCCTGAAGGAACAGGATCAGGCGCGGTAAATTATACTGGCGAAGGGATCCTTACTAACTATGCTATTTCTAGTCCCGTCGGCGATGTCGTCGCTTATTCAGCGGACATACAAATTTCCGACGCGGTCACAAGAGGTACCCACTAAATATAATTAAGGACGCACAATGAGTGAAAAACAAATTAGGTTAACTAGGGAAGACATCTTAGGTCTTCCTGATGTCCCTGAAAAAGAAATCAATATAGAAGAATGGGGCTTTACGATCTTAATTAAAGGCATGTCTAAGGGCATGGCTGTTAAGTTAGGTCGTATGCTTAAAGAAACAGATTTAGACGCTTTCGATTATCAAATAGAAATGTTAAAAGAATGCGTTGCAGATCCTAAGTTAGATGATGATCTTATCGAAGAACTTTACAAGAAAGATAGTAGGGTTGTTGATAAGATCTTTGTCGAGATCAACAAGTTAAATGGTCTAGGGGGTACGGCGGACGACGCCGATCAGTTTTGATCACGATACCGATTTAGCTTTTTCTTTTCGATTAGCCCGCGATCTATCAATGACTGTCGGGGAATTACATAGTAAGATGAGTGCTAAGGAATTTAATGAATGGGCTTATTTCTATTTATGGGAAAAGAAAGCCCGTGATAAATCCCAAGCACTAGCAGACGCAGAAAGTAA